TCCAATTAATGAAGATAGTAAATGTAAATGGGCCTGCATAGATATAGATGTTTACAATTTAAATCACAAAGAATTAATAGATAAAATTAAATTAAACAAATTACCTTTAGTAGTATTTAGGTCAAAATCTGGAGGTGCACACGTATTTTTATTTACAAAAGAATTTACGCCTGCAGCATTGTTTAGAAATAAATTAAAAGATATTGCAGCAATGTTAGGTTATGCTAGATCAGAAATTTTTCCAAAACAAAATCATATTAATAAAGACAGAGGAGACGTAGGTAGTTTTTTAAATTTACCTTATCATAATGTAAATCAAACATTGCGATATGCTTTTAAAGAAGATGGCAGTGCAATGAGTATAGAAGAATTTTTTAATTATTATAATCAAATAGTTTTAACAGAAGAAGAATTAGTAGAATTAAAAATTAAAGAAGATAAACCTGAAGATAATGATTTATTAAAAGGTGCACCACCTTGTTTAAAAATGTTAGCAAAAGAAGGAATACCAAATGGACAAAGAAATAACGCAATATATAACTTTGGTGTATATGTTAAAAAAAGATTTCCTGATAATTGGGATACTAAAATATTTAATTATAATGATAAGTATTGCCAACCACCTTTAGATAAAAAAGAAGTAGACATATTAATTAAATCAATAACTGGAAAAGAATATCAATACAAATGTAAAGATGAACCTATTGCATCTTTTTGCAATTCAAAAAAATGTATTAAACAAGAATTTGGTGTAGGTGATGATTTTTCTCCTGGACTAGAAATAAAAGAAATACAAAAATATACATCTAATCCACCAATATATTATGTAACAGTAGGTGAAGGTATGGTTGAAGTTAGTGGTGCTGATTTACACGAACCAGATAAATTCTCATTAAAATGTTTAGAACAAATTAATCAATCAATGTTACCTGTTGCAAAATTAATATGGAGAAAACAAATTAATAAATTATTACAAGAGTCTATACCAATAGAAGCACCAGAAGTATTAAAGACTGACAATCAATTAAAAGAATTATTAATTGAATTTATATCAAGAGCAAATGGTAAGAAGAAAGAAGATATTAAAAGAGGAATACCATTTACAGAAAATGGAATTAGTTATTTTAAATTTAAATCTTTTTGGAATTTTTTATTAAGAAGTAAATCTTGGAACATTAAATACGAAGCAACAATGAGAATGTTAGAAACATTGTTTGGTGCAAAGGAAGAGATATCAAACTTAGAAGGTAAAAATACAAGACATCTGATAATCAAACAATTGGAAGTAGATAAACCAATTGTTAGAAAGGACAAGATTAAAGATGTCCCATTCAATTAGAACTATTATACCTGGTCCACCTGGAACAGGAAAAACATTTACCTTAACAAAATATTTAGAAAAAGAATTAAAAGAATATAAAACTAATCCAAAAAAGATAGCTTACATATCATTTAGTAATGCGGCAGCTGATGAAGCGCAAAGAAGAATTACTGATAATTTATTTCACATAGGTACAATGCATTCATTAGGAAGTAATGCGTTAGGTATTAATACACAAACACAATTATTAAAAGGAAGTAAATGGAATAACTTTAAAAATTATTCTCAGGTATGCAAGGATCTATCTTTTGAATCCTCAACAAATGAATTTGGTTATGTTGTTTATACTAACCCACATATGAAAATTATTGAGTATGCTAGGTCACGTCAAATAGACATTGAAGAAGCAGCTATACAATTAGATTTATATCAAACAGTTGAAGTTAGTTTAACAGAGTTGATAGCATCACATCTACAAACATATAAAGAACATACAGGAATGGTTGAGTATTATGATATGATTGCACAATTTATTGAAAAGAAAGTTTGTCCTGAATTAGATGTAGTATTTTTAGATGAAGCACAAGATTTAAGTCCATTACAATGGAAGATGTTTTTTTACATTGAAAGTATTTGTAAACGTTCATACATCGCAGGTGATGATGATCAAACCATTTATACATTTCAAGGAGCAGATCCTGGTATCTTTATAAATTTAAAAGGTACAATGGATCCACAAGTACAATCAAGAAGAGTTCCTAGAAAGATACACAGATTAGCAGAATCTATATTTCCATATATGTCTGAAAGACTAGACAAGGAATGGAAAGCACGAGACGCGGAAGGAAACATTTATGAAGATATGTCATTAGAAGATTTAGATTTGTCTAAAGGTAACTGGATGATATTGGCTAGAACAAATAAGATGTTAGATCAAATTAAAGAATATCTTTATAGTTTAAATTTAAGATTTGATGCAAAGACTCAAGATATATTACCTAACGAAATGGTAAATGCATATAGGGTTTGGAATAGATTAAAAAAAGGTGCAAAGGTAAATAAACAAGACGTAAAAGATTTATGGCAATATTTAAAAACTGAACTGCACGTAGCAAGAGGTTTTAAGAATGAAAAGAAACTAGATTCTATTATCTCGGTTGATATGGATGAGCTTAGAGAACATTACGGGTTGCGAGCGACGGGGGGCTGGGAGCATTTAAATTTTCCAGAGGATAGTAAGACATACATAAAAAATTTATTAGAATCAGGTGATGATCTTATGAAGGATCCAAGAATAAAAATTTCTACAATACATAGCGTTAAAGGAGAAGAAGCGGATAATGTTGCTTTATATACAGATTTAGAAAGAATTATATATGAATCAGCTTTAAAAAATCCTGATCCAGAACACAGAACATTTTTTGTAGGAATAACTAGAGCAAAAGAAAACTTATATTTGATGCAGTCAACATCAGATTATCAATACAACATAGGAGGACCAATAGTATGACAAATAAAAATATGTTTGAAAAAGCATTTCCACAAGATAGACAGGTGGGCGGGAAACATTATAAAACTTTTCGCATTCAGCCATATGAGTTTATTTCTAAAAATAATCTTTCGTTCTTTCAAGGGAACGTTGTGAAGTACGTTTGCAGATACTTGAATAAAAATGGAATACAAGATTTAGAAAAAATAATTCATTATTGTGAGTTAGAAATATTAAAGATGAAAGATGATAAAAAGTAAATGTGTTGTTTGCAAAAAGAAAAACATTGCATTCAACTATGGATATATGTGTAAAAAGTGTTATAAGAAGAGAAGGAAGAAATAATGTATAAACTTTGTTTAATTGATGTAACTTTAATTATGGCAATTTGTTTAACATATTATTTACTAGGTATATAAATGATATTTGAGCCACAACGAGAATGGAATTGTCCTGAAGAATTTCCAGATTTAAGTAATGCAAAACACATTGCAATTGACTTAGAAACTAAAGATACAGAATTAAGATCTAGAGGATCAGGAGCGATACAAGGAAGAGGTGAGATAGTCGGTATTGCTGTAGCCGTAGAAGGTTGGAAAGGTTATTATCCAATAGCACACGAAGGTGGTGGTAACGTAGATAAAAGAATAGTTTTAGAATGGTTTAAAAAAGTTTGTGCAACTGATGCTGTAAAAATATTTCATAATGCAATGTACGATGTGTGTTGGATTAGATCATATGGAATACAAATCAATGGACATATCATTGATACAATGGTTATGGCATCTTTGATTGATGAAAATAGATTATCTTACACATTAAATAGTATTGCATTTGAATATTTAAGAGAAGTTAAAGATGAAAAAGCTTTAAAAGAAGCTGCAGAATCTTTTGGTATAGATGCTAAAAAAGAAATGTATAAACTTCCTGCAATGTTTGTAGGTTCATATGCAGAAAAAGATGCTGAACTTACATTAGAATTATTTAAAACTTTATCAAGAGAGATATCAAAACAAAATTTAATTGAAATATTTAATTTAGAAACACAATTATTTCCTTGTTTGATTGATATGAAATTTAAAGGCGTTCGAGTCGATGTAGAAAAAGCTCATCAATTAAAAAAAGAATTAAGCACAGAAGAAGAAAAATTAATCCAAGAAGTAAAAAAAGAAACAGGAATAGAACCTCAGTTATGGGCTGCCAGAAGTATTGCACAAGTTTTTGATAAAATTGGTTTACCTTATGAAAGAACTGAGAAATCAAATGCGCCATCA